CAATAGATGAAATTAAAATGGCTAGTGATATAAACGAATGGGCACGTAAGTACCATCCACACACCATCTGCTATGACAAGTACGCCACACAAACTATAGCTACAAGGCTTGAACAAAGTGGCTGGCGCATGGTCGATATATCAGGGCAAGCGTTTTACCAGGCATGTTCAGACCTTGCCGATGGCCTAGCCAATAATCGAGTAGTCCATTCAGGTCAGGCAGAGCTAGTACAGCATTTAAATAACTGTGCCGCTAAAACTAATGATGCAGGCTGGCGCATAATACGTAGAAAATCGGCTGGCGATGTTACAGCTGCCATATCACTTGCCATGGTTGTAAGTCAATTAACTAAACCTCAACAAACCGCACAAATCTTTGTCTAACTTGCACCATTAGTCCGATTTATGGTATAAAGTATACATATGGGTCTATTGTCTGCTTTGGGTATAACCAAAAAAACTGAAAATCTACAAGCGCAATACGCCCCTGCCATTATGGACACAGCTTATGGCTATGGTTCATTTACAACTGGTGTCGGTAATTTCCCTGGTGGGTTAGATCGTAACTTTGCAATGCAAGTACCAGCAGTTAGCCGTTGCAGAAATTTAATAGCTGGTGTAGTTTCATACTTGCCATTAAAACTTTACAAAAAGTCTAATGGTGAGGAGTTGGGGAACCCTCTTTGGATAGATCAACCAGACTATCGGCAACCAAGATCCGTCACGATTTCATGGACTGTCGATAGTCTTTTATTTTATGGCGTTGCTTATTGGCGAGTTACAGAATTATATGCAGATGATTTAAGACCATCACGATTTGAATGGGTCGCTAATAATCGAGTTACATTTACTACAAATAAATTTGGTACAGAAATAGAAGAATACTTTATAGATGGCGTAAGAGCTCCAATGACAGGTATTGGGTCACTTGTCACATTTCAAGGATTAACGCAAGGTGTATTAAACACTGCATCACGCACAATTCAATCAGCACTAGATATTGAAAAAGCCGCAGCTGTATCTGCTCAAACCCCTATGCCATCTGGCTATATTAAAAACACTGGCGCAGATTTACCAGAAGCCCAAGTATCAGGATTATTAGCACAATGGAAACAAAGTCGCCAAAACAGATCTACAGCATATTTGACTAGCACATTATCTTATGAAACCACAGGGTTTTCTCCTAAAGATATGATGTATAACGAAGCGCAACAATATCTAGCAACACAGATCGCCAGAGCAATGAACGTGCCTGCATATTACATAAGCGCAGATATGAATAACAGCATGACATATCAAAACATTATTGATGGTCGCAAAGAGTTTGTCGCTTACTCACTGCAGCCGTTTATTTGTGCTATTGAAGACCGCCTATCTATGGATGACATTACCCCACGTGGCCACGTAGTTAAGTTTGGTATTGAAGAATCATTTTTACGTGCGGACACAATGAAGCGACTAGAAGCAATAGAAAAAATGTTATCTCTAGGTTTAATTGACATAGAGGATGCAAAACAAATGGAAAGCCTAACACCTAACGGGAGAGAAGTAGAAGATGATACTTACATTCAGTAGCCAAGTAGAAGCTGCGGATACAGAGCGCAGAGTAATCGCTGGCAAAATTGTGCCATTTGAAGAAGTGGGCAATACCTCAGTAGGCAAAGTAGTTTTTGCTAAAGGATCAATCGAGATAGGTGACCCAGGCAAGGTCAAGATGCTTATGCAGCACAGCCCAGAGCGCCCTATTGGCAGGATGCAAAAATTTAATCAAGCAGAGGATGGCATTTACGCATCGTTTAAAATCAGTGCATCGATGCAAGGTCAAGATGCCCTAATCCTTGCAGGCGAGCAGTTGATCGATGGCTTGTCTGTTGGAGTAGACGTAAATAAGTCTGTACAGAAAAAAGATTATTTATATGTAACTAGCGCAACCCTACGTGAGGTTAGCCTAGTTGAATCGCCAGCCTTTACAGCTGCGCAAGTAACTAAAGTTGCTGCTAGCGAAAGCGAAGCAGAGACACCAATCGAAACCAAAGAAAGCGAGGCTATTGTGGAAGACAAAGCACCAGAGCCACAAAGCACAGAGGTCGAGGCTGCTACTCCTACAGTAGAAGCTGCTCGCCCTACAATTACAGCACCATATATTTCTACAAAAGTGCGCACACCTATTCAATCAATGGGTGGATACACAGAGCACAAAATTAAAGCAGCATTAGGCAACGATGACTCAAAGCTATTTATTGCAGCTGCCGATGATTTTGCTAACAATGGATTAGGATTTAATCCAACACAATATCTAACAGAGTTTGTAACTAATACACGCTTTGGTACACCTGCTATTGATGCTTGCAGCCAGGGAACTTTGCCCCCAACTGGTCTTACAATCAATATCCCTTCACTTGTTACTTCAAGTGGCGGTGGAACTGGTGTAGCACCAACTGTAACTGTAGAAGCCGAAGGCGGCGCAGTGTCAAATACAGATATGGTCAGCCAGTATCTTTCAGGAACTGTATCCAAGTATTCTGGAATGAATACGCTATCTGTGGAGCTCCTAGAGCGCAGCGGGTATCCTGGATTTTATGAGGAATTGACAAATCAACTCTCTCTAGCTTATTTAAAGACAATCGATACAACTGTATTAACAGCGTTACTTGCAGCTGGCATGAATGGTACAAATACAACTGCTGATCTAGATGGTATTGTCGCATTTACAACAGAAGGCGCACGTACTATTTATTCAAATACAGGTTACTTTGCACAGAATTACATCGCTAACCCAGCACAATGGGGTGCGTTAATTGGTGCGCAAGACACAACAAAGCGCCCAGTATTTAATGCGCTACAACCTATGAACGCAGCTGGTCAAGTTGGCCCACAATCAATCCGTGGATCTGTACTAGGTCTTGATCTATACGTAGACAAGAACTTCTCAGCAACTACATTTGATGATGATTCTGCTGTAATCCTTGCACCAGAAGCATTTACTGTATATCGCTCACCACAGGCTTACATGTCTGTCAACGTAGTATCAAACCTACAAGTACAGGTAGCAATCTACGGATATATGGCAACAATCGCCAAGATGCCTAACGGAATTATCAAGTACAAGAAGACCTGATAAGACCCATCAACAAATCAATAATCCCTAGGGTTTAGTAGCCCTAGCCCTAGGGAGCTTTTAGCAAAGGAGTAGAGATGCCAGCAACGTTTGTTACGACAGCCGAGTTAAGGGCAAATCTTGGTATTGGTGCTCTTTATTCTGATGCGACAGTGGAAGAATGCTGCCAATCGGCAGAAGACCTTCTTGGCCAATACTTATGGCACAATGATGCACCAGTAGTAGGCACAGCATTACAAGATAACGTGGCGACACTTATGCTCGCTAATCCCAACGCATTTGTAACAGGACAATCAATAACTGTTACTGCCTGTGGTTCCACATTTAATGGCACTTACACAATCACTGGCACAATACCGCCAAGCACAGGCACTACTAATTTAATTCCAGTATTTATGTATCAATATGGCCAAGCCAATTACCCTAACGGATATTCATTTGTGCAATATGCAAAAACAGCAGCCAATCAAAATTTTCATAAAGTAGTACCTTATGGCAACGCAAGAGGCCCAGAACACAAAACCCAATCTTATGCGAGCACCCCTGCAATACGAGAAGCTGCGATGATAATTGCAGTGGACATCTGGCAAGCAAGACAAGTAAGCCAAACAGGCGGGGTCGGTATGGATGGGATCAGTGCCAGCCCCTATCGGATGGGTTATCAGCTGATTAACCGAGTGCGTGGTCTCATCCAGCCGTATTCAAGTCCAGCATCACTGGTGGGCTAATGGCAGCGATCTCCACCCTACGTGGCACACTAGCAACCGCCCTCACAAACACTGGCGTATGGTCTACCTTTGCATTTCCACCTGCAACTTTGTTAGCTAATAGCGTAGTTGTGACTCCTAGCGATCCTTATATTGTGCCAAGCAATAACAGCCAAACAAGCATCGCACCCCTGGCTAATTTTAAAATTTTAATAACTACCCCTGCCTTTGACAATCAAGGCAACCTATTAGGCATAGAGAATTTTATTGTGGCAGTAGCAACTAAACTAGCGGCATCTACCCTGGTTTACAACATATCAAGTGTCTCCGCTCCAGCTATAACTAACGCAGCTAGTGGAGATTTATTAACATCGGAAATAACAGTATCAATACTAACGAGCTGGAGTTAAAAATGAGCACACACGAAGAAGACTTAGCCTTCTTGAAAAAGACAGGCCAAATTAAAGACGCACCAAAACCAACTGCACAAACTAAGAAAGATGAGGAATAAGTATGGCAATTTATTTAAACAATAACGTAGGTGTTAAGTTGGCTACCAATGCTGCGCCTACTACACCATCTATCGATATCAGCTCATACGTCACCAACGCTGTTATCAATCAAATTGTAGACGAACTAGAAGTAACCGCTATGGGCGATACAGCACACAAGTTTGTGGCAGGTCTACAGTCTGGAACCTTCTCAATCGACTTTATCAATGACTGGGCAGCATCTCAGGTAAACGAGACACTAAGCGCAGCCTTTGGCAAGACCCTAGCAGTATCAGTAATTACTGTTAAAGGCACTGCCGTATCAGCTACAAACCCAACCTACCAATTCTCAATCTTGGTAAATAACCTGACCCCAATCGGTCAAGGCGGCGTGGCTGAAGTTGCAACATCAAGTGTGTCCTTTACAGTAAACTCCGCAATAACAGTGTCACCATCGGTGGCGTTTTAACTAAGGAGTAATAATGGCAAAGCTAAAGATAACAAGGGCTAATGGTGAAGTATCAGAGCATAAGATAACACCAGGTGTCGAGTACGCTTTCGAGTTAAAGTACGGATCAGGTATTAGCAAAGTCTTGCGTGAACACGAAAGGCAGACCGAAATCTTTTGGTTAGCCTATGAATGTTTACGCAGGGCTGGCGCTCAGATCCCTATATTTGGAGTTGAGTTTATAGACAGTTTAGATACTGTCGAGGTGTTAGACGAAGAAAAAAAATAACTGAGCGGTCTTCAATACTTTACAGTATTGCTCAACTGAGCGTAGAGACTGGGATACCGCCTAGAGAGTTTATTGATATGGATAGCGAAATGTATGCAGCGATGATACAGGTGCTAACCGATAGAGCTAAGGAGATCCGAAATGCCAGTCGTGGTAAACGGCGTTAAGCAACTCCAAAAGGCTATGAGAGAAGTAGAGCCAGAACTTAATAAGCAAATGGCTAAAGATATTAAAACAGCGATGCTTACTGTTCGAGATACAGCACGTGGTTATTTACCACGCCAAGATGAGGTATTAAGCGGCTGGGGTAAGGGCACTGCCTCAGCTGAAACAATTAAATTTAGAGCATTTCCAGCATACGATTATTCTTTAGCAAGATCTCTAATTAAATACAACGCTGGCACAAATAGGCGCAATCGCAGTGGCTTTGCAGCAGCATTTTACGTAGCAAACATATCAGCACCTGGCGCAATTTTTGAGACTACTGGACGTAAAAACCGCCGAGGCTCATCTGATTCTGAAAGTCTTAACCCCAATGCTGGAATACAATTTATAGAATCTGCTGAATCAATTAGCCAGATGAAGGGTGAAGGCAAACAACGAGGCCGACTTATTTACAGAGCGTGGTTTGAAAAATCTAACAAAGTTATTCCTGCTGTAGTTTCTGCAATAAATACAGTTGCAACAGACTTTAACAAAAAAACACAACTACGTAAGGCAGCATAGTGGCTAATTTAATTGTAAGTGCAGTCAGCACTTTTGATAATAAAGGATTAAAAAAAGGCAAAAAAGAAATATCGGTATTTGACCAACAGGTACAGAAGCTAGGCAAAACCTTTGCTAGCGTGTTTGCAGCACAAAAATTACTAGCATTTAGTAAGAAGGCTGTTGCTGCATTTATGGCCGATGAGAAGGCTGCTAAATCCTTAGAGGTACAGCTGAGAAATACAGGATTTCAATTTAGCGCACCAGGTGTTGAAAATTACATAGGCAACTTACAAAAATTGTCAGGCGTATTAGATGATGAGTTACGCCCAGCATTTCAGCAATTACTTACAGTTACAGGATCTATTACTAAGAGCCAAGATGCTTTACAAACAGCACTAAACATAAGCGCAGCCACAGGTAAATCACTTACCGAAGTTAGCGCAGCCCTAACACGTGGCTTTAGTGGTAACACTACTGGCCTTAGTAGGTTAGGTGCAGGCATAAGCAAAGCCACGCTAAAGACTGGCGACATGAACAAGATCATGGCCGAGCTAAACAAAAAGTTTGCAGGCCAAGCAACAGCCAGATTAGATACTTATGCAGGCAAGATGGGTCTGCTCACAGTTGCAGCCGAGGATGCTAGAGAGACTATCGGCAAAGGTTTACTAGATGCGCTGTCACTATTGGCTAGAGACACCAGCATTAGTAGCGCTACAAAACAAATGGATGATTTTGCTCAAAGCGTAGCAGATAGCGTAGTGGGTATTGCATTAGTAATAAATGAGTTAAAAAAATTAGGTAACACTAAAGTCGGTGGCGTTTTATTTGACAAGAAAAATATCCCAGTTTTAGGTGCTTATCTTTCAGGATTTGCAGAGATAACCGCATCAAAAAGAGGTACGCTAGATAGAGGCGGCCAAGAGCGCTCATCCGCTCGGGCATATTTAGCCCAATTACGTCAAGAGACTAAAGCATTAAAAAATGTTACTAATTTACGTAAACTAGAAAACGAACAATTAAAGAAAAAGACAGAGGTAGACAAGCTAGCCGAAAAGTTTGACCTAGAGCGCATAGGCTTAATGAAGGCACTAGGTGAGGCTACCGATGCTGAGACTAAGTTACGCATCGAGGCTAAGTTAGCAATCCTAGATAACAATGAGGCTTTAGCCAAGAAGATTGCCGCTGAATTAGAAGCTGCAAAGAAGGCTACAGAGTTGGCCAGTGCATTTGGTGGCGCAACTCAGGCACTAGCAGCGCAAATGGGTAAATTACAAACTGCCGTGGACAAAGCCTTTGATGCTATTTTAGCCAAAATTGTGTCAGGTGGATTTGTTCCAGATCCTACCTTGGTTAAGCAATTACCTTTAGTAGATCAATTAAGAGTAGAAAAAGCTATGGAAGCCAACACAGCACTAAATCTAAGCAACCCAGCATTTATAGCCAGCATGGCATCAGAGCGCCAAGCAGTTAGTGCTATTAGCGGTGGTGGTAATCAATTTAGCTTATCTTTTGACACTTCATTTACAGGAGATAGGTTTGCTCAGTTAATTGCAGAGAGCATACAGGTCTCACAGAAAACAGGTTACACAACTACAACAGCAGGGGCTATTCAATAATGGCTGTCCCTACAATAAATGCAATTATTAACTTTAGCACTGGCCCTAGCACTGCTCAGGCTATGCAATTAGATATTGGCATACTAGGGACAAACGTATTGGCAGATGGTGTTTCTGTGATTGTCGATGTATCAGATAGGGTCAATTTAGTCCAGACTTCTACAGGCCGTAACCCTTTAGCAGATCAATTCCAAACTGGACAATTAACTTTACGCATAGTAGATCAAAATGGAGATTTCAACCCAACCAATTCGACTGGGCCGTATTTTGGATTATTGACACCTATGAAAAAGGTGCAAATCACAGCTAATTACAGTGGCACTACCTACCCTATATTTTCAGGCTTTATTACATCCTACCTAAATACACAACCTAAAGATGCCACAGAGGTTGCCTACACAACCATACAAGCTGTAGATGCGATGCGCCTTGCCTACAATGCACAAATATCTACAGTTACTGGCGCTACCGCTGGTGATCTATCAGGCACACGTATTGAACAGATATTAGATGAGATTGATTGGCCAGCATCAATGCGGCTTATCGATCCAGGTCAAACTACATTACAGGCAGATCCTGGCACAGCACGCACTTCATTAGGTGCCATGCAAACTGTGGCCCAGTCAGAGTATGGGGCTATCTATGTTGATTTTAATGGAGAGTTTGTATTTAAAGATCGACAAACCGCTACCACATCAATAACTCAAACACCTACCTTGTTTGCAGATGATGGCACAGGTATTACCTACGCTAACGCAGTCTGGAAACTAGACGACACCCTCATATTCAATTCTGCACAAATTAGCAGGTTAGGCTCAACCCCACAAACTGCCATCAACCAACCATCTATAGACAAATACTTCATTCACAGCTACAACCTACAGGGCCTGCTAATGCAAACTGATGCCGTAGCCCTAGATTATGCCAGGGCCTATGTGGCCAGTCGAGCTGAGACTACTATTCGATGCGATGCTATTGAGCTTGATCTATACACCAGTAACTACAATTCAGGCATATTGGCCGCTTTAAACCTAGATTTTTTTGATCCAATCACAGTTATTACCACCCAGCCAGGGGGATCTAAACTAGAAAAAACATTACAGATATTTGGCGTGGCAAACACAATTACACCTAATTCCTTTAGGACAGTGTTTACAACGCTAGAGCCTGTCATAGATGGGTTTATACTAGGGTACAGCGCCCTAGATGAAGACGTACTAAGTTATTAAGGAGATCTAATGTCAACTTTTCCAGGTACCACAGGACAAGTAGTCACATCCGCTATGTGGAATGGGCTGCCAGCCTTTGAAGTACAAACTGCTAAAACAGCAGATTACACAGTAGGTAGTGGTGATGAATACCAGCAACTAATTCCAATGAATAAATCATCAGCTGCTAACTTCTTAATCCCAACCGATGCTACTTATAATTTTCCAGTAGGCACAGTTATTACAGTATTAAACCAAGCTACTAATTTAGTAACTATCAAAGCAGTTACATCTGGAACTACTACAGTGTTAAGTGCTGGTGCAGTAGCGGCTCAACCTACGCTTGGACAATACAAGTCAGCAGTGTGTATCAAAACAGCAGCAAACGCTTGGATTGTAGTAGGTAACATTTCATAATGATTGGCAATATAGTTGCAGGTATACAATCAACTGGTGTAGGCGCACCTGTGCCACCAGTAGCAAATCCATCACTTTGGCTTGATTCTACTGTTGCAACATCTTTTACATTTTCTAGTGGAACAAAAGTAAGCCAATGGTCTGATTTAAGTGGAAATGCTTATCACTTTACGCAATCATCAGCAACCTATCAACCTGAGCGTCAAAACAATTTACAAAACTCTTTACCATCCGTTGCTTTCAGTACCCAAAATTTAATAAATACTTCTTGGGATTGGTCTGCCTCTGACTATACTGTTATTGCAGTGGTTCACATGTTGAGCACTACTTTTTACAATGGAATTCTAGCAAGAGCATCAACAGGGGCTTTGCAATTAGGTTTTGATAATACAAACAAATATGCTGTTTCAAGAATTGGACAAGCAACCACGGCTAGTAATTTAACTGGCACTAACACTACAGGTAATGCAGATGTTGTAACTTACAAAGGTACTGCACTTGGCGCAAGCACAACTGTTCAAATTTACAAAAACCAAGTTGCTGCCTCGTCTACAATTACTATGACTATCAGCACTGCTGGCACAACCAATATATTGGGTGCAACAAGAGATAGCGGCAGTGATGGAGTCAATGGTTATATTTCAGAGATTTTAATTTATCCAAGCCAATTATCTAATACAGATCGCACAACTGTTGAAGCGTATCTTAAAACAAAATGGGGGACACCATGAGTAATTGGTATAAATGGGAATCTATTGAATCTTTTGAACTTTGGCATGTAGCCATAAAAAATGAATTAGGACTGCCTAAACAAAGTGTAACTTTTGAGGGCCTGGAAGTTGCAAATGGTGTAATTACTAATCAATACACTAATGCAATTATTGTCGCAGAAAATGATATAAGAGCAGCTGTAGAATTAAATTATGCAGATGGACTTACCCCATCGGAAGATCCATATCGCAGTGACTATTAAACCTAAACTATGTGCAGCTGGTGTGCAGTTAAGAGATCAAGTTGATACATGGTTTCCAGATCGCAGCCGTAAAAGTCCAGAAGGATGGCTGGGTGATAGCCGCCATTCCGCCAGAAAGTCGGATCATAATCCAGACAAAGATGGCTGGTGCAGAGCACTTGATCTTAATACTTTGTTTGAGTCTACCGACAGCCTTGCACCTTATCTGGCTGACCAGATCAGAGTCGCAGGCAAATCGGATCCACGTCTACTTTACGTCATCTACAATGGACGTATCTGCTCAAAGATATTGAATTGGAAATGGCGTAAATATAAGGGCATCAACCCTCACAAACGTCACATACATATCAGCTTTACAAAGTTAGGCGACCTAGATGGAAGCCCGTTTGATATACCACTAATAGGGGGCAAGATATGAAAATCAGTAAGAAGCAAAAAAACGTACTAAAGTCTTATGCACGTGGAGTTTTAGTATCATTCTTAACATTTATAGCAAGTAATGAATTGGGCTTCGATCCTGCTGTGGCTGTAGTTTTGTCAGCACTTGCAGGCCCAGCGGTTAGGGCTTTAGATAAATCCGATGTAATCGGTACTAGTGAGAAGTGAGTCCTGGGGAGTGGGCTGGCTTTGGCGCTGGCGTTATAAGCGTGCTATCAGCCGTGCTAATAGGATTACGTTTTTTAGTTAAAGGCTGGCTTAATGAGTTGCGCCCGAATTCTGGAAACTCGATCAAAGATTCCATAGATAGAATTGATCGGAGAAGTTTGAATTTAGAGAAGCGTGTTGATGATCTGTTTATTTTAATCAGTAAGCGATAATTAAAACTATGGCAACTACTCGCAAGCGTAGAAAGATCAACAGGCGCAAGGTGCGTAAATCACCTGACCCATTATCTAAGCTAGAGGTCTTTTATATTGCCAAGCACGAAATGTATAAAGCTGCACGTAAGGCAGGCTTTAGTGAGTCTGTTGCGTTATATCTAATGGATAGCCCAGAGTCTATGCCCGATTGGGTAGTAGGCGATAAGGGCATAATCCCTATGATCCCTACTCCTGATGAGGATGACGATTAAGCGTTGGCTAGTAATATCCGACCTACAGGTGCCTTATCATCATGAGGTAGCTGTAAAGAATGTAATCAAGTTAGCGAGGCGTGAGAAGTTTGATTCTGTACTGGTGGTCGGGGATGAGATTGACTTTCAATCAATTAGCAAGTGGAGTGAAGGCACACCTTTGGCTTATTCAGAGGACTTACATGCAGATCGTGAGCTGTGTAAGCAAATCCTGTGGGATATCGGTGAGTACAGTCCAGAAATGCACATTATTCGCAGCAACCATACTGATCGTTTATATAACACTTTATTAAAAGTACCTGGCTTAATCAATCTGCCTGAGTTGCAGTACCCAGCCTTTATGTCATTTGCTGAGATGGGCATGACTTACCACCGCAAAGCATACGAGTTTCACCCTGACTGGGTTTTGTGCCATGGGGACGAAGGCAACATGAGCCAACACGCTGGGATCACAGCTCTCAATCTGGCTAAAAAGTTTGGTAAATCAGTTATTGCAGGCCATAGCCATAGGCTAGGCATGAGTGCCTATTCAGAGGGCATAAACGGCCATTACAGGGCCTTATATGGGGTTGAGGTAGGAAACCTTATGGATCGTAGAAAAGCCTCTTATATCCGCTATGGAAGCGCAAATTGGCAGGGTGGGTTTGCTATACTAGAAGCCACGGGCAAGACCCTGACACCGACCCTGGTGCCAGTTAATAAGGATGGCTCATTCACAGCATTAGGCAGACACTATGGGGCTTAATACAGAGTACGTCGAGCGCACTATCGACGATCACATCGACGACTTCGACGATATTAACGTTATCTAATCGTTATAAAAAAACTGCCCTAAACAATCCACAAGGTCACCCACAGGTGCAACACTATGCCTGTGCCACAAAGTATGTTGGCATAGATTGGGCTACAAATGACACTTGAACTAGCTGTTTATTTATTTATAGGGCTAAGTCTGGCTTATTGGCTAGTGCTAATGCGTGTAGATGATATGAAACAAACACATTACTGGCGAGGCCGTAAAGATGGTTGGGACATGCACCGCAGAATGATTCAAAACAAGGCAAAGTCAGATGAGGTATTTGACTATGACAAAAACTGAGAAGCTGCTTGCAGATGTTGTCGATCTGGTGCATACAAGGGGATCGGTCTATGGTCACCCTTACACAAACCATAAAAGGATCAGTGAGCTGTGGTCGGCATATCTCGACCATCCAATTACACCTAGTCAAGTCGCATTATGTATGGCGCTCGTTAAGGTGTCTAGGCTTAGAGAGTCACCAAATCACAGCGACTCAATCATCGACTCTATTGCTTACCTTTCGATATACCAGACAGTCCTCGAAGCAGAGACTGATATCAACTACACATGGGGGCAAGACTAATGGCATTTAATTTAGCTGATTATGAAACAGTCGAGAGCCGACTAGAAAAGTTTTGGAAGGAGTATCCAGATGGAAGATTATCTACAAAGATCGAGCAGGCCACAGACACTAGATACATTGTTAGTGCTCAATTATTTAAGACAGAGGCCGACCCCCAAGCGTGGGCGACTGGGCTTGCTAGCGAGAGCATTAGTGATCGGGGTGTCAATTCAACTTCTGCATTGGAGAATGCTGAGACTTCAGCGATCGGCAGAGCGCTTGCAAATGCAGGTTATGCGGCTAAAGGCAAGAGGGCTAGCAGAGAAGAAATGACAAAGGTTGCTACATACTCACCACCAGGATCTAGGGCAAGAGCTGTAGAGAATGTGTTGCGTGAGTCTTTTGCAGAGGATAAGAAAGAGCCGACAGTGTGGTCAGTAGGTGATGTAGTTGAAGCAATACCTATGCCACCGAAGGCGCAAGAATGTAAGCATGGCATGATGATACTCAAAGAGGGTATTGCCAAGACTGGTAAATCGTATTATGGCTATGTTTGCAGTGCTGCAAAGCCTGACCAATGTGATGCTAGATGGCACAAACTAACAGCTGCTGGATCATGGTTTTGGGATGGGGGTGAATGATGGGGTATTTAGAGATCGTAGATGGCTCAGGTTATCAAGCACGTTTTGAAGATGACAAGATAACCATAGAGCCAACAACCGACAAATGTATGAGCTGTAATGACGACAGACTTTTACATGATGGTAAGTATTTGGTATGTACTCAGTGCCATTGCAGGCAATAAGGATATTACCATAATGCACCCACGTTTCAAATGTAATGGCTGCAAGCGTGATACTGAATTCTTATGGCTTAATAAGATTCATACGCCCGAAGGTTTTTCCGTATACCAGTGTATGGATTGTGGTTGCGTGGGCGTGAAAAATGTAGTAGAGGCTTTGCATATACCAGACTCGGATATATGCAGATGTGATAAGTGTGGTGGGTGGAAGTTTGAAGCCGTGGTCTGCCACACTTGCCAACTGATTGGGGCTAAGTAATGCCGACTTATGAATACAGCTGTAATGAATGTGGCACCTATGGATCAGTACATAGATCTTATGATGATGATAGCGTTGCCATGAGTTGCCCACGATGTCATTTACAAATGACTCGTATTTACTCAGCACCTGGACTTATATTTAAAGGTGGTGGCTGGGGTAAATCTAAGTAATTACGCCACGCCGTGTGACCTGCGGTTTTGCCGAAAGGATTTATATGGACTTGACACAGTATGCTACCCTGAACAGAAAGCGTTCGATCTTAAATCGAAAAGCTGAGCCGCCAAGGGCTAGGCTCGGAAGGCGCAGAGTTTGGGCGATCCTATTGCTAATTGCATTTAGCAGTTGCTTTTTAAAAGATTATTCCGTTGCAGCTAATAAACCAACACATTACAAGCAATACGCATTTATACAGCTTAATCATGACTTTACTGAGTTCCATTGCTTAGATGAGTTATATCATCATGAGAGTAGGTGGAATCCTAAGGCACGTAATGGCTCACACTATGGCATACCACAAGGTAGGTCAGTGTACTTGAGTAAGGTGGATGGTTATAAGCAAGTAGAGTGGGGCATTAGATATAACTTAAATAGATATGGTTCGATGTGTAAAGCATTAGAACATTACAAGATTAAGGGATGGCACTAATGAGTGAGCGTGCTATCGGTAGTGGTAAGTGGAAGAAGCTACG